TTTCCATTGTCTGACTCATTGATCAGCACTCCTTAACGTTTGAATAAAAATCTGATTTGCGTTTGACGTACCACAAAGCCGTATCAATGTTGTCGAATAGGTAGCAATCAAGAACCGGGGACAAGTGACGCCCATGTCTGTGGTTTTCGTATAGCTTCCCATTGTCCAAGGTAATTAGTACATGAGCTTTTTGGCCGTTGTACCCGTCTGGCCTTTCTGCGTAGCAAACTACATTCATTGTTGTATCTCCTGCTTTGTTGATTGATGGTGCAAATATTGCTTTCATTGTGTCGTCTCTCTGTTTGTTGATGACAGGTACAAGCTACTATGGGATAGCTCCGGATTTTCAGAATGTGACAAAACTTTTTTAATTATTTTTCAAATGTGACATTTTCGGTTTGTCTCTTTTTGGGTTGTCTCTTTTTGGGATTGCTTTCTGTGGCTCCTTCTCAGCCACACACACCTGCACTCTGCGTCTCTATTTGCCTCGCGGATTACCTCGCGGATTGCCTTGCATTCTGCGAAAACCTGCAGGCAAAAATCGGGACGGGGAGGGGGGATTGCAAATACGTCAGGCAGGGGGTGCCCCCCAAACACAAAATAGGGGATTTTTAGATCTCTTTAAGTTATTGATCTAAAACTTATAAATGATCTAATCGTTATTCCATTAAGTTCTATAGAACACTCAACCCGCCCCCTACAGAGGGGGATTACGGGAAAACTGGGGATTCTGGAAAATAAAAAGGAAAAAAAGAGCGTTTAGAGTATTGTTTAGCTATAGGAGTATATATAGGATAGGGAGGGTAGGAGGGCAAATGAGCCTTCTTTTTTTTGGAGGATAGACATGAAAGGTAAGAGCTGCGGCAAGAAGGAACATACTATCCGTAAGGATCACACTGTCTCCTATACGCCCACGGAATACTATTCGATGTGCGAGAAATCGAAGAAGCGGGTCAAGGAAATGCAAGAGCGTGGTATCCCCACAAAATACGACGCTAAAAAGAATCCAGAAGAAGTAGGTCAGATGGATTCCTACGGTTTTATGATGATTAGATAGTCTTTATGGAAGAATCTTACGTTCAACGAAGAAAGCGGGAAATTAAACAACGCAAACAAGAGTCAGGTAGGCCATCCAAAAAGGATCTGGCTGGTAATTCTCCAGGGGGAAGGGGGAAAGTAGGTCGCCCGAAGGGAGATGCCACGATTATTAACGAGTACAAGGCTCGTATGCTGGCATCCCCTAAATCCAAACGGGTACTCGATACCATCTTTGATGCTGCGTTAGACCATGATCACAAGAATCAGGCAGCGGCATGGAAGTTAGTCATGGATCGGATACTGCCTGTGGCGGCTTTTGAAAAGGATGTCGTCCAAAACGGCGGCAAATCCGCTATTCAGATCAACATAACAGGCGTGGGTACGGCAGAGGTCAAAGATATTGATCCAACTACTATCCAACCCACGGTAATTGATGGGGACAACGGTGAAGTTCTTTAGATTAGAAGAGTTTAACTGTACTCATACAAACCTAAACGAGATGGATGACGCATTTTTAGAGCGATTGGATCAATTGCGCGAGGAATGTGGCTTTCCGTTTCGCATCACCTCGGGCTACAGGGACGCAACGCACCCTGCCGAAGCCTCAAAAACTACGCCCGGAACCCATAATCAAGGAATTGCTGCAGACATTGCAGTATCTAACGGCATAGAGCGCATGAATGTTGTTCACTGGGCGCTCAAGATGAATTTTGGGGGCATCGGGGTTGCAAAAGGATTCGTTCACGTTGATGATCGCAAGACAACTCCAGTTATGTGGACGTATTCATGAAGTTTTCTCACGGACATGAGCTAACAGCAGGCTCTAGTAATACTATTGTAGAAGCTCCGGCTGGTTACGATGCTATTGTTACCTATCTTTATGTAGCAAATACAGGCAGTAACAGCAAAGATCTTGCTGGTAGATGGGTTAACGGTAGTGCAAATATAGATTTTTTGTCGGGGAAAAGCATTTCTGCCGGTGACTTTATTACATTTGGCGGTGAGCTAGGCGCTTTTGTTGTTTTAAGAGAGGGTGACAAGCTAAATCTAACGCCTGAAGCCTCATCATCTTTTGCAAGTATTGTTTCGTTTGAGCTGGTTACTGCAACGCCAAGGTTAAACTTCTAATATGGTTATTGTCTTAGGCACTGACTGGTGCGCGGGCTGCAAAGCAATTCGCACTAAGCTAACTAAGTACGATATAGACCATAAATATGTAACTATGCCGCCCGGCCCTGCAGGTTGGGACATGGTTGAATTACTTACGGGCCGTAGGGCTGTTCCGGCGGTTATGTATAAGTTTGGATCTCCTGTTGAGCTAAACGATTTGCTAAAGCAGGCAGGAGCAACAGAACGCGAACTAACAGAAGAAGAGCTAGACGAGCTTGACTGACTTAAATATCGAGCTTTTGCCGTGGCAACAAGAAGTTTGGGCAGATGATACTCGTTTTAAAATTGTTGCGGCGGGACGGCGGACAGGCAAGTCGCGTCTTGCGGCGTGGATGCTAATAGTAAATGCACTGCAGGCAGATAAAGGACACGTATTTTATGTTGCGCCCACCCAAGGACAGGCCAGAGACATCATGTGGCAGACGCTTCTTGAGCTTGGTCATCCTGTTATCGCTGGTAGTCACATCAATAATTTACAGATCAAACTGGTCAACGGAGCAACCATTAGTCTCAAGGGAGCTGACAGACCAGAAACTATGCGAGGTGTCAGCCTTAAGTTCTTAGTGCTAGACGAATACGCGGATATGAAGCCCGATGTGTTCGAGCAAATTCTAAGACCCGCCCTGGCTGACCAAAAGGGCTGTGCAATGTTTATCGGTACGCCGATGGGAAGAAATCATTTTTACGAGCTTTATAAATACGCGGAGTTTGGTGATGATGAAACGTACAAAGCTTGGCACTTTACTTCTTATGACAATCCAATACTGGACGCGAGTGAAATTGATATTGCTAAACGCAGTATGTCGAGTTATGCGTTTCGTCAAGAATTTATGGCGTCATTTGAAGCCCGTGGTTCAGAAATGTTTAAGGAAGACTGGGTACGCTTTAGTGAGGATGAGCCGGATGTAGGTGACTACTACATTTCGGTTGACTTGGCGGGCTTTGAGGAAGTCAACAAGAAACGAACGAAAAACACGAAGTTAGATGATACTGCGATTGCCGTTGTTAAAGTTAGTGAGCATGGCTGGTTTGTTGATAATATTATCTACGGACGCTGGAGCCTTGACGAAACGGCAGCCAAAATTTTTCAGGCAGTCAGAGATTATCGCCCCGTTAGTGTGGGTATCGAGCGAGGGATTGCTAAACAAGCTGTAATGTCTCCGCTTGCTGACTTGCAAAAAAGATATGGTAATTTTTTTAGAGTTGAAGAATTAACTCACGGTAACAAGAAGAAAACAGATAGAATCATGTGGGCGCTACAGGGCCGTTTTGAAAACGGTTTTATAACGCTAAACAAGGGAGAGTGGAACTCACGATTCCTTGACCAACTGTTTCAGTTCCCTGATTCTTTGACGCACGATGACTTGGTTGATGCGCTCGCGTATATTGACCAGTTAGCTAACGTAGCATATGACTACGAATACGAAATCGAAAACCACGAAATCTTAGACGTGGTAGCAGGGTACTGATATGGCCGAGTTTAACGAAGAAGACCCAATTGTTATTGAGCAATCTATAGAAGATTGGGTAATAACCAAATGTGAGGATTGGCGCGACTACTATGAGTCGAATTACGAAAGCCGTTTTGAAGAATATTACAGACTATGGCGAGGAATATGGGATCCTGCTGATAGCGACCGTAAGTCTGAGCGTTCCCGTATCATCTCTCCTGCACTTCAGCAGGCCGTTGAGTCTAATGTAGCCGAATTAGAAGAGGCTACCTTTGGCCGTGGGAAGTGGTTTGATGTCTCTGACAACATGGGAGACACCGAAAAGCAAGACGTACAGTTTCTAAGAAACAAACTTACCGAAGATTTTGAAGACTGCATGGTTCGCAAAGCCGTTGCAGAATGCCTAATTAACTCTGCGGTGTTTGGTACGGGCATTGGCGAGATTGTTATTGAAGAAATGAAGGAAATGGTGCCAGCCACCCAACCAATTATGGATGGCGACCTTCAAGCTGTCGGTATTAACATCACAGATCGGGTCAAAGTAAAGCTAAAACCTGTCCTTCCTCAAAACTTCTTAATAGACCCAGTAGCTACTAGCGTGGATGAGGCGCTAGGTGTGTGCATTGACGAGTTTGTTAGCCGTCATTCGGTAGAATTGTTGCAAGAACAAGGCGTATATCGCAAAGAATACGTCGGCCCGGCCGCAGCAGACACTGATCTTGAGCCAGATCAAGACATTACGATCTATAACGACGATAAAGTCCGCTTAACTAAGTATTACGGTTTAGTTCCGCGTCATTTGCTTGATACGGCGCTAGAAGATGTCGATGACATTGCCACAGAAGAGGAAAGCTACTACGTCGAAGCAATTGTAGTTATTGCTAATGGTGGAATTCTACTAAAAGCAGAGCCAAATCCCTACATGATGCAGGATCGGCCAGTAGTCGCCTTCCCTTGGGACGTAGTGCCAGGGCGATTTTGGGGTCGCGGCGTCTGCGAAAAGGGCTACAACAGCCAAAAAGCACTCGATACCGAACTACGCGCACGTATTGACGCACTTAGCTTAACTATTCACCCAATGATGGCGATTGATGCGACTCGTTTGCCGCGTGGAGCCAAACCGGAAGTA